GAGTGGAGAAGCTCACTTGACGCGCAGATTGCGGCAGCTCGTTTGCGGCCTTTACCTGCGAAATTCCCGTGGCAACAGACAGCGGAAGTGGAGCCTTCAGAATAATTTAAGATGCTTCGGGTGGAGTGATGATGAATGATTTGGAATGGATAAAGGTCTTCGGGGTTAACGGTGGCGTACTCGCAACTGTCTCTCTCTCTGACTTTGAACTTATTCTAAAGATTGTCCTGCTGCTACTGACCTGCATCTGGACAGCGTGCAAGATCGTTAAACTACTAAAAGAAGAATGAAGGAAAAACTGAAATCGAGAAAACTATGGATGGCTATTGGTGGTCTATTGACTGTCGTGGCTACCGAATGGCTGAACCTTTCTCCCGCTGTAGCGGAGAATGTTATAGGTGCAGTTATCATAATTGTTCCGGCATACATTGGCGGACAAAGTATCGTTGACGCACTGAAGGAGTATTCTGCGGCAGGAAAAAGAAAATGATATTAGCTGCTCTCAAGGGCTTGGCCGCGCTGCCAAGACTGGTGGATGCGGTCGAGTCCTTGGGAGACATTGCAACGGCGCAGATGGCTCAGAAGAGAAAAGATGATAAAGATAAAATGGTTGATGATCTTATTGATGCTGCTCGTGAGCGCAGGTTGCATAAACGTGAAGCTGAACGGGTTCTCGGAGATCGCGGAGAGGAATCCGGTGGGAATGGAGGAGGCAACATCGACTCCTGAAGGAGAGGCTTTAATTAGGGATTTGGGACGTTACATAAATCAACTTGAACAACAAATAGAGGCTGGACAATGACATTAACCGAACTGGCAGATCAGGTTACAACTAAATTAAGTGATACCGATTCCGCTTCGGTGGCTACCTGCAAGAAGTTCATCAACAACCGTTACCGTATGCTATGGGATTCGGGGTTATGGACAAACTCACTCGGAGTTGTAACCAAGGCAGTGGCAGCAGAGGACGAAACCCTCACTTTATCCGGTGATCCTACTATATTTTACTACCCAACCTCCTCTACAGTAGCCTCCACAGCCCCAAGGCTGGAGTTTGTAGTGGCAATTAAGTTCACTGAGACGGGGAAAGAGGATGGCACGGAGGTTATCGGCTCCAACTGGATACAATTCTTCCAGCTAGACCCTAACATTTGGGAGAACACAAGCTCCAGACGAGCTAACCCCACCAACTTTACTCCATTGCCCCCTGATGTCAGCGGGTACTGCCGCATTAAACCCCTTCCCACACCTAAGAGTGCGGGAACATTGTACGCATTGGGCAAGCTGAAGTTCACTGAGCTTGGGGATTCGGATTCTCCGGTGATATTGGGGGCTGACAACGTGCTTCTGGCTTATGCCGAGGGAGATATGCTTGAGAGGGCAATGCAATACCAGAAGTCGCAATCTAAATTTACTGAAGCCAGCACTTTGACGACTATTTGCAGGGACTTGGACAATGTTCAACCTGCGAAGGAGAGCAGGATCATCCCTTCTGTCCCGAATCACTGGCAAGCCAACGATTTCGTTAACTAATGCCTGTCATAGCCAATACTGTACTGGACGACCCGTTGATTCTCGACGGGAACGACAGTTTTGTGGGTGGTCAGGTTAGTGCATCCCGCGCAAACCTTGTTCCTTCCAACGCATACGCTGAAGGAAAGAACATTGACCTCGATGACTTCGGAAATGCGGTGACTCGCAGGGGTGCGAAGCTGGAATTGGGCTATTTAATTTGGGAAGAGGTGGCTGTTAATTGGGAAGCTCAAGATGCCATTTGGGAGGGGTTGGTTGCTCCTGTAACCTCTGTTGGTTACTTTGATACGGGCAGTAACGAGTACATTATCGTGGCAGACGGCTCCAATTACCTCAAGGCAACCACTGAGGCAGGTGTCTTCACCCTTTTATCCACTGCAACCTATGCTTCAGGTGCAACAGTGCGCTTCGCGCAGTTAAGCAGTCGGATGTACTATGCTGATGCGGCAAATGACCTTCGTTACGTTGAAGGAACAGTTGATCCACTCACTGCGGAGGGAATCACGGCTGGAAAGGTTACAAGCATCAATATAACTGAGGGTGGTGGGGTTTACACGACTGTTCCAACCGTAACCATAGCTGCGCCGTCCAGCGGGACGACTGCATTAGGTACAGCAGTGTTGGGTTATGACGGTAGCGTGGTCAGTGTTACGATGACCAACGAAGGAACGGGTTACGACAAGGATGCCCCTCCCTCAGTCTCTTTCACTGCTGCCCCGACAGGGGAAACTGATGCCACAGGGACAGCCAACGTATCTCAGACCCCAAGTGAGCCTAAATTTATTGTAACCCACACTAACCGACTGTTTGCCACCAGCGCAGACAGCACTGTTCCGGCTGACACACTGTATGTGAGCGGGATACTGGACGGAGAATCGTGGGACTTGGCGGGGGACAACCTGCGGGTGGGTAATGACCGTGACCCCATCACTGCCCTGATGCCAGCACAGAACTTTGACCTGTACGTTTTTAAGGAGAGAAGTATTTACAAGATCACGGCTGACCCAACTCAGAAAGTCTCTGAATGGAGCATCAACCTCATCAACAACCGGACAGGCTGCGTTGCTGACGCGACTGTTCAGCAGGTTGGGGCAGACATCATGTTCCTGTCCAGAGACGGAGTGCGTTCGCTGAAGTCCATTCAAGCTGGCACAGAGACAGACATCTCCCAACCTTTAAGCCGTAACATTAACGATTACATTGGTCGCATCAATCAAGCTGCGATGGGAACCTGTACTGCTGCCTATTGGCGCAACAGATATTTCCTTAGTGTGCCTCTGGACTCAGCCACCACGCCGGACACGGTTCTGGTTTACAATCTGCTGGCTAATGCGTGGTGCGGGTTCTGGACGGGGTGGCAAGCAAGAGACTTTATCATCAGTGCATTTGGAGGAAAGCTGCGGCTGAACATTGCTTCACAGACCGGAGAGATGTTGACTTGGGATGACAGCACGGCAGAGGCATCCACAACTACCTCTGACTATAAGGACGGTCTTTCCACCTATGAATCCTACATCAAGACACGGGCTTATACCTATGGGGAAACGTGGGGTGATAAGATCGGTTACTCTACTCAGTTTGATTTTGGGAACATTCATGCTGATGCAGTGACCGGAGACATTAACTATTATAAGGACTTGTCTGCGTCAGGGACAGAGCTGGAGGCAAGCCTTTCCATCCCTGCCACTACCAACCTTTCCCGTAAGGGATTTAATATGCTTTCAAAGGGAAGATTCAATCAGCTTCAGTTTAAGGTAAAAGCTGACAGCGGAAGACTTGCCCTGCAAACCATCCAAGCCAGTGCGTTTGGTCAACCCATTGATCCACAACGATGACTGCACTTAACCTAATGACATTGGCTTACGGCCAGTTTTACCGCAAACACCTTGCTCATTGCCGCGATTGGGAGGTGTCAACCTTGTTGAAATGGGTGGAGTGGTTTATCGTCAAAGGGAGGTATTATGTTGTGATACGGGACGGGGAACTGGTGGGGCTGTCACTTGTCCGGTTTGTGGATGATGAAGCAGGTTGCCGGAAAGATTACACTGATACAGGTGGCAAGGTATGCTTTGTCGATGCTACAGTGGCTACAGGTGAAGGTGTATTGAAGGAACTTTATACAAAGATGTTTAATGAAATAGGGCATAAATGCGAGACAATGGCTTGGGTAAGGCCAAAGCATAACAATAAGATAGTTTGTGTTCCAATGGAACGCGCAAGGAGACGTTTAATAAAGGGATAACATAATGGGAAAACCAGACGCACCACAAGCACCCCCGCCACCAACAATAGCAGAGACGACTGCGGCCACAGTTGAGTCGGCAAAGGTTGTGGCCAGACTCCAGAAGGCTATGGAGTTTGGTGATGAGATGATGAAGGACGGGTATGTCCACCAAAAGACTGAAGTCCCTGTAGGAGCCACTCCGGTTTATGATACGCAAGAGATCAAGACTACTGCTCCGAGCTATCTTGGGGACAAATACACTAGCAGGTACGGGGGTGGGGTTAAAAAAATGATGCTGGTCGGTAAAGACGGGATAGTTTCCCTCAACCCTGATTGGACAGGAAGTCAATGGGGAGGAGGCGGAACGCGGGATAGATATGAGAAAGATTACGCAGGGTTGCATTGGTCTGAAGCAATAGAGAAGAGTCCCAATTGGGGCCAAGGCGGAAGTCGATCCATTGTTGACGAAGTAAAAACCCTTACAGGTTATGAGGACACAGACGGTAGGGTTACAAAAGCCAATCTCTATTTCAAGATTAACGAAGACGGTTCACGTTCGGAGGTAGGCAGGGACGAGGCTATTGACGTTGACTTCACCGGAATGGGTGAAACTGATCTGGCCCGTAAACGGATGGAGTTTGAGCAGGAAACTTCCCCGCAACAAACCCAATTCCTTCTGGATCAGATGAAGAAGTTCGGTCTTGGGGAAGGATTGGTTGATGCGGAAGGGAAACCAACAGCAGGATTTATTGAGGCTGCAAAGAAGGCAGTAGAGATCAGTGACCCGACAGGGTTCGCTGCACGGGAACAGCTTGCAGGATTGGCACGGGATTATGCGCCAGCAGATGTTCCAGAGGCACAGGCATTGGAGCAGTTCGGTGAAGTTGCTGCTGCTGAAAGGCTCGCAGCACCTCCTTCTCTTGATGAGGTAAAGTACACCCCTCAATACGAGAGAGCAGCAGAGATGGAAGCTATGCGGAGAGTGGGGGAAGCCCCGCAGTTCGCAGAGCTGGAAACCACTGGCCCCTCACTGGAACGTGCAGGGCCAATGGATGAGCTACAGAAGCTCGGTGTCTTTGGTGGAATGGAGAGAGCCGGAGAGTTGGGTGGTCTGGAACGGGCCGGAGCAATGGACGCACTCGCACGGTCTGAAGATGCCAGAACACTTGAAAGACTTGAGGATATACCGGAGCAGGTGATTGACCCTGAGTCACTGGCAGGACGCAGGTTCCTTGAGAAGCAGCTTATTGGTGCAGCGCAGTCAGGGAGAACATCGGAGTTGATGGGTGAAGAAGCCCGAAGGATTGCGCGTGGTCGTCAGGCTGCGAGGCATAACATCTTTGGTGGTGGCGCAGTGATTGAGGAAGCTAGAGCCGTGAGGCAGGCAGAGGAAGAGGGTCAGCGCAGGGCTATATCAGACCTTCTCGGATTCCTTTCTTCGGGCCAGACTGCCGGAGATTATGAGTCAAGATTGGCTCAACAGAATTTAGCCAACCGTTTAATGGGCATCCAGCAGAGAACCGGAGTTGAACAGGCAGAGTTCGGCATGGGCCAACAGGCTCTCAGTCAGCGCAATGTTGCTGCCTTACAGGAACGCGCAGATGAGTTGGGGGCAATAGGGCAACGTAATCAGGCCCAGGAGCAGGAGTATCAA